CTGTTGATGTTACTCCTTACCCCGTGGATTGGGCTGACAGAGAGCGCCAGACACTTTTTGCTGGGTTCGTGCTTGGGTTGGCTCGTGGGATGGGTATTCATCTTCGGTGGGGAGGAGATTGGAATATGAATTTCGAAGTTAAAGATAATAGATTTGATGATTTCCCTCATTTTGAATTAATAAAGGATAAATAATGGCAAAAAAGAAAAGAAATAGAGCAGACGAAATTAGGCAATTATATGATTTAGCGAATAATTGGTCTAGAAAGCAATGGGAAAGTATTAACCAAAAAGGTTATGAATTTGCACATGATTCACAATTATCAGAAGAAGAAAAAACTTCTTTAGAAGAGCAGGGTATGCCTACTTTTACAATTAATAGAATTTTGCCTGTAGTAGAAATGTTGAATTTCTATGCAACTGCAAATAATCCTAGATGGCAAGCTATTGGAGTTGAAGGAAGTGATACTGATGTAGCGGCTGTTGTTTCTGATTTAACTGATTATATTTGGAACCAATCAAATGGGAACAATTTATATAATAATGCAATTAATGATTCTATTACAAAAGGAGTTGGTTATTTATTAGTATCTGTAGATAAAAATGCAGATGACGGTTTGGGAGAAGTCGTTATACAACAGCCAGAGCCTTTTGATGTTTTTATAGATCCTAAATCAAGAGATATGCTATTTAAAGATGCGGCTTTTATTATGATACGAAAAGTTTTACCTAAAAATCATTTAATTAAAATTTTTCCAGAATATAAAAGAAAAATAGAACAATCTAGCAGTGATGAAAATCAACAAAATAATTTTTCATTAAGATCATTAGGAGCAGAAGACCAAAAGCTTTTTGCTTTTAATGATAGTACAGAGCAAAGTTCAATGGGTATTACTCCTGATGGAGAACAAGATGTCTTAGTTGAATACTTTGAAGTATACGAAAAAATAAAAGTCCCTTATATTAATTTCTTTTTTAGAATTCCTCCAGATAAAGAAGTTATGAAGCAATTAAAAGAGCAATGTAATGTAATGATAAAAGAAATGCAACAAGAACTTTCTATTCAATTAATGGAACAAGAAAAACAAATGCAAGCTGCTGTCCAAAGTGGAGAAATGCTTCCTGAGAGATTTCAATTAGAAATGGAAAAAGCTCAAAAAATGATGGGCCAACAATTACAGGCTTATGGACAAGAATGCATGAGTAAATTACAAGCAGAGGCTTCTAAGGTAGAAAATGCTATAATTACAGAAAAAGAATTTAAGTTATTAATGCAAGACGAAGAAACTAAGAAAAAATTAATTGAAGCTATTAAATTTCATAGCACTAGAATAAAACAGTCTTGTGTTTGCGGAGATAAGATTTTATATGAACAGATACTACCTGAAAATATAAAAGAATACCCTATAATTCCTTTTCATTTTAAATGGACAGGAACCCCTTATCCTATTAGTGCAGTATCCCCTTTGATAGGAAAACAACAAGAAATAAATAAGGCACATCAAATAATGGTTCATAATGCATCGTTAGGTAGTAGTTTGAGATGGATATATGAAGAAGGGAGTGTTGATGAGCAACTTTGGGAGAAGTATTCTGCAAGTCCAGGAGCATTATTGCCTATTAGGCCAGGAGTAGCTCCCCCAACTCCTGTTCAACCAGCGCCCCTTGCGAATGCTTTCTTCCAAATAGTTAATGAAGGTAAAGCAGATATGGAATATTTGGCAGGTATTTATAGCTCTATGATGGGAGATTCTAGTGGGGCAAGTGAAACATATAGAGGTATGTTGGCTTTAGATGAATACGGAACAAGAAGAATTAAGCAATGGATGAAAACTTCAATTGAATCAGGTTTAAGACAAATGGGTAATATTGTTGTTCAATTTGCACAATCAACATATACAGCTAATAAAAGATTTAGAATAGTTCAACCTAGTGCTATACAAGAAGGAAGAACTCAAGAAATAAATATTCCTGTATATAATGATATGGGTGAAGCTATTGGAAAATCTATGGATATTTCTGCTTATAAATTTGATATACAGATTATAGCAGGATCAACAATGCCTATAAATAGATGGGCTTATTTAGAAGAATTAAAACAATTAATGCAAATGGGAGTTATTGATGATATAGCTTTACTTGCAGAAACAGATATTAAGAATAAAGAGAATATAGTTCAAAGAAAATCAATGTATTCTCAATTACAATCTCAAATTCAGCAGCTTTCAGAAGCTATGAAAGATAAAGAAGGCACTATTGAAACATTAGAAAGACAACTTGTTCAAGCAGGCATTAAAGGTAAAGTTATGCAAGCTGAAATGGAGATAAATAAAAAGAAAGAAGAAGTTAAAGGATCTATGACAAAAGCTACAGTTCAAACTGAAGCAAAACAAAAACTTCTTCAAAATGTTATGATGAATAATGCAAATTTAACTGAGGCTAGACAACAAGATATGTTACAAAATGAAAAAAATAACTTGGAAAATAGCCCAGAAGAAGAATAAACTATGTACGTGAAAATGAATAAAATAAAGGAGGGATAATGGAAAATTCCCAAAACAGCGGTAACCCTGCAATTGGAATGCAAGGAGGAAGTTTAGAAGAAGCATCTAAAGCAACTACTCAAACTGCCCCTAAAGCTCCTAAAGCAGGCTCCAATGCGTTCTTTGATTCATTGGACCAAGAAGTAAATGGTCAAATAAGAGACACTGAGGTAACCCCAATTCAAGAAAGTGGCCCCACACAGGTAACCCACGCTAATATCGAAAAGGGCTCCAAAAATGTTGTCGAGCAGTCCCAAAACAGCACGGACTGGCAAAAACGCTACAAAGATAGTAGCAGAGAGGCTGTTAAGTGGAGAGATAGGTTTAAATCGGTAGAACCATTTGTACCTGTGCTCGAAGCAATGAAAAATGATAGTGGACTGGTAGATCATGTCCGTAATTATTTGCAAGGAGGAGGGAAACCTGCCGCTTCAATACAAGATAAACTTAATCTTTCAGAAGATTTTGTATTTGATCAGCAAGAAGCAATGACAGATCCTGAATCGGATAGTGCTAAAGTTATGAATGCACATGTTGATAGTTTGGTTAATAAGCGAGTCAGTGAAATGACTAGAGCTGAACAGCAACGAGCTCAACAACTTCAATTATCTCAAAAAAGAAAAGAAGAAGAAGCGGCATTCATGAAAAAGCACAACATGTCTGAAGAGGCATTTGCGGAATTTAAAGCAAAAGCGAAAAATCATAAAATGACTTTAGAGGATATAAATACTATTGTTAATAAAGATAAAGTTTCTGCTAATGTTGCGCAATCAACCAAACAAGATATGTTAAATCAAATGAAATCGGTCAGAAATATGCCTTCGTCTGCTAGTGGAGCGAATAACCAAGGTGCTATCGGAAAATCTGAAGATAGAGAAGTTTTTGAGAACATCCTTGGATTCGAAAGTGGAAAAGATAACCTGTTTGGGTAGGCTTATATAATTTTTATATAGTGTCTATCTAAACTTTAATTAATAAGGAGATAGACGAATGTCTGATATATTAAATGTAACTGGGAGTGATTATACCTCCGAACCTTCGGTTCAGATCGGTAGTGCCGCAGCTACAGGTGCCTTACGTAGAAAATATAACTTCGGTGATATGGTATCTGAATTAGCTTTAGCACAAGATCCGTTCTTTAGGTTCGTAAGTATGGTTGCTAAAAAACCAACGGATGACCCCAGTTTTAAATTTACTGAAAAACGATCATCCTATACAAAAAGATACGCTTATATGTCTGATTTTAGTACATCAGCTATAAGTGTACCAGCAACAGCTCCTGCAACAACAGGAACTCCTGCTGCTGGAAATGTCTATACATTTTCTTATTTCTGTGATTATAATAATAATGGAAATTTGCAAAATATTTATGGACAAACAGTTGACTATTATGAAGGTGTTGAAGGTACACAACCTAAATTCTTCATTCCTGGTCAAATAATTAAAATACCACATGCATCAAGTGAAGCTAATGCGGATGCTGGAACAACTTCAGGGTATACTTTATGGAAAATTAATTCTGTAGATCTTGATACTTTGCCTGAAAGTTCTTCAGCTGCTGCAACTGGTGTTAATAAAGCTGTTGTTAACGCTACTTGTGTTAAAGGTTCTGGAAGTGCTGTATTCTTTATGGATGCTGTTTCTGGTGGCGATGATACAACTGGTGCGGCTGCAGGTTTAGCATATGATGCTACTCCAACAACTACAACTAAGTCTCAAGAGTTCATGGAACCTTTTAAAACTTATGTAGTTGGTACTGCATTTGCTGCTGGATCTGGATATCCTGAAACATGGCAAGATCAACCATATAGTACATCAACTGGTCAAACTCAAATCTGGAAAACATCATGTGTGATGAATAATACTGATAGAGCAACTGTTCTTAAGTATGAAGGTAATGAGTGGGCTAGAATATGGAAAGAAAAGTTGATTGAACATAAATGGGATATTGAGCAAGCATTACTATTTGGAAAGCAAGATTCTACATACAACACTACTGAAGGTGCTGTAGACTTTATTTCTACTTATGGTAATACATTCAGTTTAGCAACAGGAACTAAAACACAAGATTCTTTCTTGGATGACTTATCAGCTATGTTAGATCCTAGATATAATAATGCTGGTTCAACTGTATTCTTCTGCAACACAGCAGTTTACAATTGGCTACATAAATTATCAGGATATTTCGCTAATAACTTAGAGATCTCACCTAACTTTAATGCTGATTTTGCAATGTCAGGTAAGAAGAAAGTGTTTGGTATTGATATCACTACTATAAATACTATTTATGGTGATATGAATGTAGCTAGAAATGTTCATCTTGATGGAACAAATGTGAAAATGATTGGTATTAATATGAAATATTGCGCTTATCGACCATTAGTTGGTAACGGTATTAATAGAGATACTGGAGTCTATGTGGGAGTTCAAACTTTAGAGAACTCTGGAGTCGACCGTAGAGTAGATCAAATCTTAACAGAAGCTGGCATGGAGTGGTGTTGTCCTGAAACTCATGCTATCTGGACATAAGGAGGTATATTATGGGAATTCCATTATATGGGCAAGAAGGTGATGGCAAGATTTTAGGTGCTTTATCTTCTGCTATAAAAATGATGAAAATAAGTGTTTCAGTAACCGATTCGGGTAATGCTAACAATGCTCAAGTAGGTACACTTCCTGCTGATTGCCTACCTATTTTTAGTGTAGTGCATAATAGTGGTGATACAGCTCTTGCAGGTAATGCTTGCGTATTTGATATCTCTGATATCAATGCTGCATTTCACGTATCAGGTGAGATGAATGCATTAGCAGCAGGCGGTGTTGTATGTTATATGATAGATGGTGATGGCAGTATTGCAGAATCTAATACTAGTGCTGAAGAAATCTTAATAGATGGTAGTTCTGGATTAGTAACAGCATCTGGCTCTACTACTATAGATCTTTACCTATACTATGTAGACGGTAATCAGGTAGCTAATGATTCATTATCAACTTCAATTTAAGGAGGATAGTTAAATGGCAAAATACTGGGTAGCTAATAATCCTAATAGTGAAGTCACTGATACTAAAGCACAAAGATTGTCGACTATCTCTGCTGCAACTGCAGTTTCTGCAGCTGACTTAGATAGATTAACAACTGGTTTAAAAGTACATAGTTCTTTAACTGCATTGGCAGCAGCAGGAACTTTGGTAGCTAATACTGTTTATAATGTTACAGATACAGATACAGCAATATACGCTTTACCTGCAGCAGCTAGTTCTACTGCTGGTGATACAATTGTTGTTAAGTATGATGTAATATTAGCAAATACTGAAAAGCATGATTATGGAACAGCTGGCGAATTTTTTGCCACATGGTCTACAATCTATAAATCAGAAGATCAAGCTAATGGTTCTAGTTTTGGCTTAGTGACAAGACCTGATGGTACTGATGACGATTACTTAAAACTAACTGGAGCAACTAATGCTGGTCCAGGAGTTGGTTCTCAATTAATATTCATTTTCGATGGTTCGAAATGGGGTGTTAATGGGATACTTTACAGTTCTGGTACTGGTGCAGATGCTGATGTAACAGCAGCTTTTGCTGAGACTACAGGATAGTGATTGTTAGTTAAATAAAATAATCCTGCCCTCTAGTAGATTATCTCTCTTCTAGGGGGTAGGATAAAGTAAAATGGCAGATACGATAACAATATATAATGGTTCTTCTTCAAATAGAGGCGAAAACTTAAATACAGGTGCCTCTCGTAGATCGTATGCCACAAAGAAGAAAAAGAAGAAGGGCAAAATAAGAATTTGTAAGAATACTTACAAGGAAGGAAAATAAAATGGCAAATGGAGAATTTAATTTAGATGAATGGACGGGATATGGAACTCAGCTACATCAGATGGCGGGGGGTGATGCGCATATAAGTGCCTATCCACCTACATATGAACAAATTCCACATTATTATATGGGCGAAGGAGGTGCTCCAAAATTTACATTAGAAGGCGGGTATAGTCCTGAATATGCACAGTTTCTAACTGATTATTATGCAAACGAATGGTCATCTGCAGCTAATATATATGGTTTTGACCCAGAAACAACTGATGAATATACTATTCCAAAAACAGCTGACACTGAAGAAAGAACTATTAGAAGACATATATATCAAGATAATCCTAATGCTAGGAGTCAATTTTTTGAGGGCGAGATATCTAAACATATCGAAGGAGCTCCTCAAGATTTTTGGAAGTTTCAGACTGGAATAAATGAAGTATTGCAAGATTTAGGAAAAAATATAAATATGCTACCTGGAAATATCTTTGATATGTACAAACTTTATACAGAAGAGATTGTGCCAACATTTCCTCATTTAGGACGTGGTTATTACGCCGAAGAAGGTGAGCTAGGCACGCCATCTCAGGGTTTGTATAGATGGGCTTATGGTGATAAGACTGGAAGAGACTATCCTAAGCATATCAACCCTAGACAAGAATGGGTTAAAAAATATCTTCAAGATCAAATGAATATTGCTATGAATCCAGAACAAAGTATTATAGATGAATTGAATCAGCTTGATGAAGTAGATTTTTAATGGCAACTTTTCAAGCACAGGTTCAAGCATTAACAGGAGTTACTATTGATGGAAATTTAGGAGCTCCATCAACTACTGAACTAAATCAATTTTTAAGAGATGCAGTTTTAGATGTAACACATAGATGGTTGGCTGTAAAACCTGATGATGTAGATCTTTTTACACGTGTAAGTGCTGACACAACATCTAATAATAGTTTAGATATTAATGGAGCTAGAATAATATCTGTAGTAAGAGAAGCGGGGGTTGCTAATGATTGGAGGACTTGTAGATATATTTTACCAGATTTTCAATCTAGAGTTACAGATGTTGATAGTATACATTATGCCTCTAAATATAATCCAGCTTATACAGTGCTTGAAAATGGTCAAATAAGTGTATTTCCTGCTCCTGGAAGCAATCCAGATGAATTTAAAGTATACTATATTAATAATGTTCCTGAAGATAAAGGAGGAGCGGCTCTATTATATTCTCATAGTGATATTAAATATTTTCCAGATGATAAAGTATATTTAGTAGCTATATATGCTGCTATTAAAACATTAGAAGCAAAAATGGCTTTTTATGCAACAGATGAAGAAGATTTAGAATTAGTACAATCTATACAGGCCAATATAGGACAATTAAATAAAATATATGATGAGGCCTTTGGTCTTGTTTCTATGGTAGATAATCAAAGAAGGGAAGCTCAATAATGACTATATCAAAATTAATGGAAAGATTAGGTATGCAAGAAACTGGTAGAGTTATAGAATATGTAAAAGATGCTTTAGAAGAATTAAACCTTCTATCAGAAACGCATACTAAAACAATAAGAATGGATATTAATGCAAATCAAAGATTTTACAATATCCCTAAAGAGGCTGTTAAAATACTAGACATAAGATGTAAAGGGCACGATAATAATAGTAGTAATTATCAAAGTATTCCTAGATCTATTTATGAACCTCAAACGGAGGACGAAGATGCCATCTAAAAAATATGCATATTATAATAAAGGTAATAAACTTGCCATTATCCAACAATCTACGCAATTTAGTAGTGGAAAATTAGCAGTTGCTCATTGTACTATATCAGGATATTCAACTAAAGATACTTGCGAAGCTGCAGGTGGTCAGTGGATTCCTGGCAGTTCAAGAAGCTTAGATTCATTTAATGAATATTCATCTCCAGCAGAAAATGTTGAAGGTGGACTTGAAATAGAATATACTTATGCTCCAACATATACACTTAATGCAGATTCAACATTAAATGTAAATAAGTGGTATGTCCTTGGTTGGACTGTTATAGACGGGTATTTAACATTTCTAAGAGGAATGAGAGCAGAGACAACAAATTGGACAGCTAGTCCATATAATGTAATAGCAGATGATGAATATATAAATGTTGTTGGCAGCGAAAGGTGGAGTGGTTTGCATAAAGTTAAATCAGCAACTACTAATGGAATTTTGCAAACATATACAAAGGTTAATAAAGAAGTTACTTATGTTCAAGCAGCTGTTGATGATGAAATAGATTTTTGCGAAGTAGGATTAGATGCAAGTGGCAGTAATCTTGTCGCTAATCAATCTTATATTAATACCCATGTTAACGAAAACGTTTTTTTAAATGCTTTATTTTCTGTTGGAGATTATATTTGGATACATAATGTTCCTGGTACTTGGGGTGGTATGTGGAAAGTTGAAGCTTTAGGTTCTAGTACTACAAATGAAGCATTGGCTGGTATATATGTTGCTAATAAATATCATATTCAGCATACTGAAACAAATGAATGGGAAGAAGAAAGTATATTAAATCCTCCACAGACAGTTGCATCACATGCTGATAATGATGGACGTATTAGAAGATGTTATAGAGATTTTTGTTATATACAAGCAGATATAACAGCAATGGAAGATGAGACATTTGAATTAGATCTAACAAGACACCAATCATTGGCTGTTGAAGCATTCGTAAGAGCAAAAATAGCAGAATCAGTAGGAAATATAGAAATGCATGAATATTTTATGGTAAAATTTAATAAACTTTTAGAAAGAGCTTCAGGCTCAAGAAAATACGGACCTTATAGAATACAGGGTTTCGGAATGACAAGAAAATAAGGAGAATTATGTATACTACTCAAGAAGCAATGAATATACAATTAGGGCATCATGGAACAGCCTTTATAAATGATACTGGAACTCTTAAACCTCCAAAAGATCATGTAATTGTAGCTATACAAATTACTGAATCAGGAACAACTATAAATACTTTAAGAGCAGAAGATAATACTAAGTGGTTAAATACAGTAGCTGCTGCACATGACGCTGCTACACGAACTTCAGAATTAGGAGAAGAAGGTGAAGAGTGGGAGACAGCTTTAACATTATTAGCTGGCTTTACAATGTATGGTAGATGGACAGAACTAGTTTTAGGTAGTGGTGGATCAGCAATAGTATATTTTGGAAAATAATGTTAGGTTTAATTAATCAACATATGGATCATATGCCACAGGTTTCAAAACCTATGTGGGTAGCTAAATCTGGAAGAAAATGCGCTAGTTTAGATGGTGTTAATGATTATATTAATTGCGGAGATTTTAGCGGGGATTTAGATGGACAGGATGGCTTTACACTTGCATTTTGGATAAAAAATAATGATCCAGATGGTATTGGTAATTCTTATTTAATGCACTTAGGAGGAGATGGAAGCACGAATGATATGGTTTTTGGTATAGAAGGAGTTGTTAGTGGAGGAGCTGCAGGTGGCACATTAAGATATACTTATTCAGATAGACCTTTTGCACCTACATCAAATGGATCCGATACGCACAAAAATAATTATAGATATAAGAGTACTGGAGGTACAGATGAATGGGATTATGCTACTAGAAATCTGAATAGATGGGTTCCTATAGTACTTACATGGGATAAAGATACAAATAGTGGCAGCGCTGCAGTAAAAGTAGGGGTTGGTTCTTTGGTTTCAGATAGTGGAGCGGTTACAAGTTCTCTCCCAACTATGTCAGGTACTACAGCTGTTCAATCTATGTATATAGGCGCTTATAATAGTTCATTAGGACCTATAACTTATGAAGAATTTAAGGTAGCAGAGGTAGCTATATGGAGAACCAGATTAGCAGAAGCAGATATATTATTATTTCAAGCAGGTATTGATGCTACAGATATACCCAATCCTCTTTCTGGTCTTATTCATTATTGGAAATTTAATAATGATGTTGAGGATTATGGAGGTGCTGCCGATTCAGATGCAACTGCTGTAAATGGAGCAGATACAAATGCAGAAGTTATAGATTAATGGAAAGAAAATATTTTATATTAAATACTTCTGAAGTTACGCAGGGCATTATAGATGTTTGCCTTCAAACTTCTTTAGATACTCTTAGAAAAACAAAAGATGGCTCTAAATCTATTTTAAAATTTGAAGGTAATACTCCAGAGATATTAAAAAATGAAACTTTATATAACTATGAAGAGATAAAAGAAGAATTAAAAAAAGATGAATGGGATTTAACTACATGAGTTTTAGGAATTTAATGCCATTAGCTTCTTCTGCTTTGCAATATGCTCAGGCAGGAAGTGTATTTATTCAGAAAGATTCACTTGATCTTACAGGACATGCTGGAGGATTTAGTGGATCGGGTACGCAAAGTTATTTAGAAATATTAGCAGGAGATGAATGCGGTTCTTATACTTCAGCTGATAATACTACAGGAACATTGTATTATCCTGAAATAAAGTATTTTACAGCTATTAAAGGTTATGGACTAAATACTCTTAACGGGAACTTGATGGAATTAGAAACATCTGCTAAGTCATTGACAAGAGATCATTTAGCAAAAAATGCTACCTATGAACCTGATGCTAGTGGAGTATCTCAATATATAATGATATTTCATGGAGACGAAATATTTGGTAAATTTGCAAGATTTGCTTTATATAAAACAAGCGCCCCAGTTGTAGCGGGTAGATATTTATTAACAAAAGGGCCAGCAAATAATTAAAGGAGAATAATATGGCACATAAAGGAATAAGAGAATTTGAGGCAGTTGAATTATCAGGAGTTGCATTAGGTCAAAATGGTTTTAAAGTAATAGGAGATCCAAGCAGTGCTGTTGAAGTTACTTGTGGTTCAGGAGGTACTGCAGGATATACAGATATTAATTATTTTGTAGCTTTTAAAGCCGTAAATGATGATGCTATTGTAGAAGCGAGAAGCGTTACAGGAGGCGATGATTTTACTACTAATTCTGGAGTATATAATGGAAGTAGTCCTATAACAATTTTAAATGGTGATATTGTATATGGAGCATTTGATAAATTAGATGTCACAGGTGGTGATTATATAATAGCATATATAGGGAAATAATATTATGGCAAGAAAAAAAAGAAAAGCAAAAAAAACTTATAAAGTAAAAAAAACAAAATCTCCAAAGGTGAGAGCTAAAAGGAAAACATCTTATAAATCTAGAGTTAGAGGAAGAGATTATTAAACAAAAGGAGTCATAAAATGGCAATAAAAAGAAAAAAGGCTAAAGGTAAAGCTAAAGGCAGAGCTTCTAAGGCTAAGGCTAGAGTAGCTGCTCCAAAAAGATCGAGAAGACCAGCAAAAACTAGAGTTGGCAGAACTCGTAGAGGTGCTGCAAGAAAATCATCTAGTAAATCTGCAGTAAGAGGAAGAAGATACTAAAATAAAATAGCGGGGGACTATGAAGAAGTCGGATAAAGGGGTTGTGAAAAGGGTTATTGTTACGCCTGATAAACACTTCCCCTTACATGATCAAAAAGCTATTAATTGTTTAAAGCAAACAATAGAGATAGTAAAGCCAGATGCTTATATAGATCTGGGTGATGTAGGAGAATGGAATGCTTTCTCAGCTTGGAAGTTTAAAAGAAAGAAAGCTCCGCCACTAGAATATCTCATTAAGGACTTTGAAAGAGATGTTAAAGATGTGAACAAGGGAATGGATATGATAGATGAATCCCTTGATAAAGTAAATTGTAAAGAGAGGTATATAACAGAAGGAAATCATGACAATTGGCTTAATTATGCAGTTGAAAAGTATCCTTATATACCACAATACAAATTTGCGAATGCTGTAGATCTAAAGGGAAG